ATAATCTAATTCTCGGTATAGATAATTTATGAATAATCTAATTCTCGGTATAGATAATTTATGAATAATCTAATTCTCGGTATAGATAATTTATGAATAATCTAATTCTCGGTATAGATAATTCTCGGTTTAGATAATTTATTTTTGTATATTTTTTATACAAAAGTAATATTTCTATTTTCTATCTTAATAGGAAGAATATATTTATCTATAGAGGAAGGTCTGAACCCTTCTATAACTGGTCTAATTATACAATCAACAGAAGAAATATATCCTAATATCGAACAAGGATAAATCGTACAACAAAAAATTCTTTCATGTCTTTCAATTCGAAAACAAAATTGATAAGCGGTTCCATTTTCAAAAGTTCTAGTTACTAAAGAATATATATAATCTCTAAATAAATCCTTATTTTTAGTTACCGAAAACAGAGTAATCTCAACTAGATCTTCTTTTTTCATTTTAAAAACTTCAATTAACCCACCAGAAGCACATAAAATAGATTTGTTTTTTAATATTTTAAGGTACATATATTCTTTATGACTTGGAAAGAATTCCTCAAAATGTATTCTTTCATATTCTATTAAGATAATCGATTCTTCTTCTGATTCATCAATAGGTTCTGGGGATGGAGAAGGGGATGGAGAAGGGGATGGAGAAGGGGATGGAGAAGGGGATGGAGATTTGGTTTTTGGTTTACACGAACATAACGCCCCAAGATTTAAATTAGGAAAACAATTTAGGTTAAAGGACATGTTCTTTTTAAATCGAATATTTATATAAATTCTTTTAAGCAAAACGGATATAAAACGATGACTGAACTTGGCAAAATTTTATTCTCATTAGATGATATCGGAGAATGGAAAGAAGAATTTCTCAAAGAACGTGAAAAAATAGAAAGAATTTTTGAGAAAATAGAAAGTAGAGGAAGTTATTATTATCCTTATAAAGAAAATGTATTCAAAGCTTTCCAATTAACTCCGTTAGAAACAGTAAAAGTGGTTATATGGGGACAAGATCCTTACCCTACCTTACTAGATAAAGATACTCCTCGAGCACAAGGATATGCGTTCGGTGTTTCTAAAGACGATGTAATTCCAAAAAGTTTAATTAATATTTATAAAGAAATTAAACAAGAATATCCAAAGAAATTTAAAGCTCCAAAACATGGAGATCTAACTTATATTGCAAAACAAGGAGTTTTATTTTTAAACAGTGCTCTTACTTATTGTCCTGATGAGAAAAAAGATAAAAAATATAGTCATATTAACCTATGGGCTAGGTTTATGAAAATTATAGTTACCATTATTAATAGAAGAGTTAATAAATGTATCCATGTGTTTTGGGGAGAAAAGAGTAAAACTATGAAAGGAGAAGTCCCAGAGGCTAATACTTTAACTGCTTCTCACCCATCACCTCTTTCCGCTTATCGAGGTTTTTTTGGGTGTGATCACTTTATTAAAATTAATATTAGTCTAGATATTTTAGGAAAAAAACAGATTAACTGGAATGAAGATTGTTCTATTCCTCCCACATTTGTAAAAAAATCAGTATAAAAAAGAGAGGAGAGGAGATATGGAAAAAAGAAAACCAATTATTTCAAAGAAAGATTGGTTGGGCTTACAAATAGCTTTAATGATATTAGTTTTTGGGTTTAGTTTAGTTATAAATATAATGATAGCTTCTGATTTATCGTGAGATAAATCTAAGATGGAATCTAAGATGGAATCTAAGATGGAATCTAAGATAAATCTAAGATGGAATCAGAAATTGAATATCTTTTAAATAAAGATATTAATCAAAACAATAATGACTGAAAAATCTTTAGGCATTATCGATAATCTTTTGGACGGTCGAGGTTATGTCAGTGTTGAAATGGTTTCTCCCTATACTGCTCCAGAAGGTCGTAGTCAGGATTTTTTTATTGCGAAAGCTGCCAGAGCATCGACAGGAATGGACTTGAAAACAGAAAAAGAGGATAAGAGTTTAATCGAATATTTAGTCCGTAATAAGCATACATCCCCACTTGAAATGTGTAGTATTACTTACTGTATCAAGTGCCCGATTTCGATTGGAAGACAATTTCTTCGTCATCGAACTGGAAAATTTAACGAGTTTTCTCAACGATATTCGGAAGTAGATGAGGACATGGGATGGTATAAGCCAATACTTGACGAACATTCTATTAGAGGTCAGTCTAAAATGAATGCTCAATCATCTGAAAATAATCTTACCCCAGAAACAAAGGAAAAAATTCAGGATAAAATGATGGAAATGGAAATGTTGAGTAATGAATTATTTAAAGGATATAAAGAATTATTGGAATTGGGGTTAACTCGAGAAGTAGCTCGTTTTTATCTTACACAGGCTACCTATACAGTCTTCTATATTCAGTTGGATTTGAATAATTTGATGAAATTTTTAACTCTTCGATGTGCTCCAGATGCCCAGTATGAAATTCAGGTATATGCTAATGCTATGAAGGAACTGGCTAGGAAATTTTTTCCAGTTGTAATTGATCAACTTGACCAAGAAACAAATAAAGTTGTATTGGATAAATGGGCAATCAAAATGATTAAAGAGAAAAAGATTCCAGACGAAGTTAAGAGTAAAAGTCTTAGGAAAAAATTGGAAGATTTAGCAATTAGTCTAAATATTACAACAATTTATCATCCTCGTAAATCATAAAATCGTGACTGAACTACCATTATAAAAATATAGTTCAGTATCGCTGTGATAAATGAAAACATTATTTGTAATATTATTTTCATTTATTATTTTTCCTAAACATTTTTTATTTGTAAGATTAATATACGTATCCCCATATGTTAAAAATATATTATTAACATATTATAGCTTTTATTTATTTTTAAATCTGTTGTTTTCCCATTTCTCATTATTAATATTCCGGGAATTTCACAACAATATAAATTTTTGTCAAATTTAATTGTATATTTATCTATTTGAATTTTTACTAAATATCTTTCTTTATGAGTCTTAATTTTTATATCTTTCTTTACTGGAAGATGTCTAAAATCTTCGTAATTAGAAGTTCATATTTTTAAAGAGAAATTATTTCTAAAGGAAATAATTTTTATAAAGGAAAAAGTAATGGGGAACTCAGATTCAAAACCTATACCCATTGTTCTAGATGGGTGGTCTCTATTAGAAAGCGAGGTTAATTTCTGGGGTCATCATAATTATATTTTCTATGACAAAGTAGGTGAAGAAAATTTAAATATATTAATTGATCCTCGAAAAGCTGGAAATTATCGTGTTACAGTTAGTAGTAGTAATGATAATTATTTGGTAAAAACAACTATGACTGGTGGTATTGATATGATTAAACAATTTCTTCAAAAGAGATATGGGAAAGCTTGTCCATCAGATCAAATGGAACAAATTCCTCTTGACGTATAATATATCTAACCATATCTAACTTCCAATAAAGTATTACTAGTACCTGATCCAAAAATACTATCACTCTCAGTCCAAGTAATACGATCATTCGTGTAGTAAACATTATCACTTCCAGTAGCCTTTCCAACTCCGACAGTTCGACCAGACCAACTGTTAACAAAATCTTGAATATCTCCACCGTCGAAAAAATTATTGGTTATAACAGTCCAATCCTTTCCGTTTAAAGAATAATATCCAAGACTATCAGAACTAGTTGCTCCGCCAGCAATCCAACGATTCGTTTTGTTGCTCGGTGGGAGTATTTTATTTAATCGATAACCCGACGAAAGTGTTCCAAGTCCAGTTCCAGCCACCCAGGTATCGCCATCTGTTGACCAAGCAGAAATAGTTCCGTCCGATACATATGATCCTGCAACCACAAACATACCGCCATAAAATACGGCACTGCGAGTCGAAGCAGTTGTGACTGTAGTAAATGGATTAACGGTAGCTTCAGACCATGTTTGGCCATCAGTAGATCGCCATAAACTACCATTTTCATTGCTTCCTCCAACAGCAACATAGACACCATTTCCATATAAAACTTCATCTGGATTAGATCCGACATTTGTACCAAATGGGGTTCCGTCTGCGGGTGTCCAGTTAATTCCATCAGAAGATGACCATATTTTAACTACAGCTCCAGTACTTCCCTTCCCACAAAGGAACCATTTATCGTTGGTATGAGAAATTCCTCCTACTGTTCCAGAGCCAGTTCCAAAAGGTTGATCATTAACAGCCGACCAGTTCTTGCCATCATTTGAATAAACAACAATGTTTTGATCAGCTACAGTTGGAGACCCACCAGCAACCCATCTTCCTCCTGCGAATAAGAAGAAACGAGCAAAGGCATTAGAGTTAGAACCAAATTGTTCTCCAGTGCTATCATTCCAAGTCTTACCACTATCGTCTGACCAGATCAGTTGCCTAGTTCTATCTCCAGCAGGTTTACCTCCTGCCACCCAAATTTTGTTTCCTTTGTTAAGATAATACGCAATACCTCCAGTCCCAAAAGGAAGACCTCCTTCAACATGAGTTCCAGCAGTCCAGGTGATTCCATCTTCAGACCAACCAATTTGAACTTCGTTATCTCCACATGTTAAGAAAACACCATCAGGATTTTTATTCCCCCAGTAAAGAGTTCCTAGAAGAGTAAACAAAATTACTAAACCAAATAAAATTAGTAAACCGAGCATTCTTCTTTGTTTTAATAATTAAAAAAAATATAATTAGAAACTTTCTTCATTGAAAAGATCTATAATTCCTCCAGAACCAAGAGTCCAACCAGCCCATTTTCGGTCGGGAAAATTAACTGCATCGGTATTTAAAAACACATATGCTAAAAGTTTTTCAGCTTCTAAGCTACCTTTTTTCATCGCTTGATGAAAGATCTTAACTGATAGCTTGGGTCTTTTATCTCCTCCATAACCAAATAACAACATCCAACCAACGTATATAGAAGATTTTAAATCTCCTCGTTGATTATAATTTTTGATAAAAATTTGAGATGCAATATCGTATAATCCTATTTTAAACATAGTAACGCCATATTTTCGATAATAAATTTTAGTTAATTCGTCTGTCATGTTTAAAAATAATAAAATTAAATTATGGATTCGATTTTGTGAAAATCGAATCTAAAGAATAATCTATTTAAAATAAATTATTCAAGATGGATCAACTTCTAAAAAAAGATTCGCAAGATTTAAGTATTAAAGAATTAGAAGAAGTAATAGATTATCTTAACAAATTATATCGTTATGGAACCGAAGCTGTCGATGATGAATTGTTTGATGAATATATCGATATATTAAGAGAAAAGAAACCAGAATCTAGATTTTTAAGAGAAATTGGAGCTCCTGTTAGAGATGATCTTGTGAAAGTTAAGCTCCCGTATTGGATGGGAAGCTTAGACAAAGTAAAACCCGACTCTAAAGAATTAGATAGATGGCTTGGAAAATATAATGGATCGTATTTCTGCAGTGCTAAACTAGACGGAATGTCGTGTTTGTATGGAAAAGATGTTTTATATACTCGAGGAGATGGAAATGTGGGTCAAGATATTTCATATCTTCTCCCATATCTTAACCTTCCAGAAATAGAAAATATTTTTGTGAGAGGAGAATTAATTATGAAAAAAGATATTTTTGAGAAAAAATATTCCAAAGATTTTCCCAAGGCTCGATCAGTTGTAGCCGGATTAATTAATTCTAAAAAACCAAATATTGAAATTTTGAAAGATGTTAATTTTGTAGCCTTTGAATTGATTGATGATAAAAAATCTAGAAAGGCTTCCAGACAATTATCTATTCTTAAGGAATATGGTTTTGATATTCCATATCATGTCGAGATAACTGATGATATAATCGATTTATTGATTCCTCTACTTCAAGAAATGAAACAAAATTCTCCTTATGAGGCAGATGGAATTGTTATTGTGGATAATAATATTCATTCTAGAAATATCAGTGGTAATCCAAAATTTGCAGTAGCTTTCAAAGTCAATTCTAAGGGTATTAGAACTACTATTGAGGATGTTTTATGGGAACCTAGTATGTATGGATTTTTGAAACCAAAAATTCATTTTAAAACAGTTATTATTGACGGAGATGAAGTCTCTTATGCTACTGCTTTTAACGCCAAATATGTTAAAGATAATCATCTTCGTCGAGGAGTAGATGTTAAAATTGTTAAAAGCGGGGATGTAATTCCTTATATTATTGAGGTAATAAATTCGGATATTATAAGTGGAAGAAAATCAGACATGCCTCATGAGGAAGATGTTGGTGAATATAAATGGGATGAGAATGAAATAGAGTTGAAATTAATTCAACCTCTTCAAAATCCAATTGTTAGAAGAAAAAGATTTGTTCATTTCTTCAAGAGTCTCGATATTAAATATATTTCAGATGGAATTGTTAAAAAATTTATCCAAGGAGGATTTGAAACACCAAAAGATATATACGACGCCAGTGTGGAAGATCTGATGGAATTAGACGGAATTAAAGAAAAAAGCGCTCAAAAATTTTATGATTCTATTCATTCAGTCTTGGATAATCCTATTCCAATTGAATTAGTTATGAAGGCTAGTTTAGTTTTAGGAAAAGGATTTGGAAAGAAAAAATTATATCCGTTAATTTTAGGGGTAGAAATGGTGTCTGGAGAAAAAGGGAATTATGAATTTAGAAAACCATCCATTGAACAAATTATTGAAATAGACGGATTTTCTTATAAGTCTGGGCGACAATTTATTAAGAATTTCCCGGAGTTTGTTAAATTTATGAAAGAAAATAAATATATTGAGTTGGAAATTCCAACTGACGAAGATGAGGGAGATGATGAAAATCTTCCATTAAACGGGAAACATATTCTTTTTACTGGAGTTAGAAACAAAGAATTAGCTACTAAATTAGAGAAATTAGGAGCTAAAATAGAAGGTAATTTTACCAAAAAAGTTAATGTTCTAGTGGTTAAAGATAAAACTATTAATAATGAAAAAACAAAAAAGGCTGATAAACTAGGAATTCCAGTTTATGTTGTGGATGAAGTAGAGAAAAAATTAATAATTTTCCGAAATTGATTTACTCATTCAAAAAAAGTAATTATGAAACATCAATCACTTATACCTTATATTAAAAATTATTCTCAAAAATGGGAAGACGAGGAAGTGGATTTTCGGAATATGCCTAGATAAGATTTGGTATGGAATTGAAAACGATGGAGAAGAAAGTTGGTATAGCGAAGGAAATGAAAAAGAAGTTATTCCTCTTTTTATCAACCCCGAGACTATGGACGAAGTAATTAAGAAAAAAACGGATGGATATATAATGTTTGACCAACTAGGTACATATGAATTTATGAATTTATGAATTTATGAATTTATGAATTTATGAATCCAACTGTTTCAAAATTCGATCCAGAAGATGTACATACCGTTGAGATGTATGAACTAGGTGAACAATTTGCATCAATGGTTATAAATCCAGAAAGTTGGACAATCTTGTGAAAAATTGAATATCTAATTATAAAAATTAGATAAAATGAATCGCAAAGATTTTGTTGCCTCAATAATTCAAAGATGGTGGAAAAGAACTCCAAAATTTGTCGAACCTTTAATTCAAAATTATATTCATCAAATTCAGACTAATTATTGTCATAGATTAGAACTCTTTTTATATGCTATTAAAACAAAGAAAAATGGTTATGTTGAAATCCCAGAATATCTATATTCTAATCTTAAGTTTAAAGAATTAATTGATTTAATTTTTACAAATATTAAGATCATACCAGGGCTTGATTATCAGTATCATGAAAAATATATCAATAATTATATAGCCAATGTTAAATTGGATGGTACTCTGATATTTAGAAGTTCTAAGAATCTTAACCGAATTATTTTTATTGCTCGAAAAGATAGTCAAAAACGTAGAATTTCTAACGAACAACAAGTTATTGATTTTCTAATGGATAGAATTCCAACATTAGAAGTTGTTTATTTTGACGGTGAAAGCAGTGCTATTGAACAGGCTGTAATGTTCAGTGATTGTAGATGTTTGATAGGACTTCATGGAGCTGGTTTGGCTAATCTATTTTGGATGATTTATCCACAACTTATAAAGAGTTATGTTTATGAAATCACTCCTAAAGATCATTATTTTCATGATTTTAAGAAAAAAGCTGAAAATCATGATTTAAATCATAGATATATAGAAGTTGAAAATTATGAAAAAAGTGAAGAATGTTCAGTTTATCCAAGAGATTGTATCTTGACGATGAGTTTAGAAGAGATGAAAAAAATGGAAGATACACTTATAGAAGATGGATTAAATTAAATTATATAATGGTTTCTTGATCAGGCTTCGAACGACTGTTCCCAATAATTATTGGGAGATCGAAATAAGTACGCTGATACTTTCCGAGCAATGTCTGGAAGCAATGTCTGGAAGCAATGTCTGGAAGCAATGTCTGGAAGCAATGTCTGGAAGCAATGTCTGGAAGTGCTGGCTCTTCGGTGAGCAATTTCCAAGCACCATCTTCATCCATCTCGATGAAGATATGTAGTACGTTCTCTTCACCATACTCTGTATCGGATGATTCGATACAAACCCAAACATCTGTGTCGAGCGAAACCTTGACGTGTAGGTCATCTAAGATGTGCGGAGCATCTAAGATGTGCGGAGCATCTAAGATGTGCGGAGCATCTAAGATGTGCGGAGCATCTGGCTTCTCGAAGGAGAAAGTTTCGCCATATATATCCACGTAGAACTCTGTATGGAGTTCCAGCTCTTCGATCTTAAGAAGATTGACTGACATCTTAGATGCTCCGCACATCTTAGATGCTCCGCACATCTTAGATGCTCCGCACATCTTTGATTTCTCTGGGACTATAAAAAGATAGATTTTAATTTAACTTAGAATCCCGGATTAACTTAGAATCCCGGATTAACTTAGAATCCCGGATTAACTTATAATCCCATAAGTTGTATAATAACCTAAGTATGCCTTAGCAAGAAATGAAGCATATGTATACGCTTTTTCATAACTAATATAATCAAAATCATTAGCCCCATAACCTCCTACATATAAAACAGTTATAATTCCAATAATCATCAAAATTACTCCTGAACCAATTAAGACACCCATTATCCAATCTTCTGGATCACCTCCTTCTCCTTTAACCTCGTCTCGAAGATTAAAATAAGAAACATAAAATAAGCCTAAAATAGTGCCCATGATTCCAGCTCCTGCAACTAAACCAATTGTTTTATCACTCTTTTTCTTGCTCCGTTCAATAAAAAATCCAATCATCGAAAGAGAAGCTATAAGAACACAACTTAAAATAACTGTGTAAAGATCTTTAAACCCAGCTAAAATACTTAAAATAAAAACCATAATAGCTGAAGTAATCGAATATTCTAACCAACGATAACGGTTATATCCAGCTCTAATATCTCCTAAATATGAACGAGTGTAAAATCCGTTTGTGTAGTAGAATAAATGAAAAAACCCAGCTACACAGAACATTAGTGTTATTAGAATTTGTAGAGTTTGTGTGGAAACATTAAATTCTTCTTTAACACCAAAACTAGTTTCTTGTTCTGTTATCCCAGTTACCTGATAACGATAAAGACCAGTATTAAAATTTAATTCATTTTGATGAAGATAAGAAATAATAGCTATTATAACCGCACTGATAATATGAAGATAACCAAAAAATAGATTAGTTTTACCTAAATTCATATTCTTTTAAATGTATATATTTATATATTTATATATTTATTGTACGGGAAATATGTGTTTATATTTCTCATCAATTTCTTTCTTCTTTTTTTCCAACTTTTTACTCATCTCTCTGAGTTCATCATTTTTCTTCATCATTTGTTCAAATCTTTCCACCATTTTGTTCTTTTCTTCTCGTTGTCGATCTCTGATTTCCTTAGCTCTAGCGGTATTTTTAGTCCGATATTTGAGATATTTGGCATCCTTTTTACTTTCAGGAACCTTCTTTTTCTTTCTTCTCTTCTTGATAACTGGAGGAGGAATGATTGGGAGTGAGGAAATAGGAGGGAGTGAAGAAAAAGAAAAGGAAGGGGGGAGTGGAGGAAGAGAAAAAAGAGGAGGAAGAGAAAAAAGAGGAGAAGAAGGAAGAGAAAATTCGTCCATCTTTATTATAAATAAATTTTAGTTTAATATTCAATTTTAGTCTAATTAAATTGATATACGAACTAAAAAGATATGTTCGGTTTAAAGAAAAATGGTATTCTTGATCCAGAAGGAAAATATAAAAATCCACTCACCGGAGATAATTATTCAGAACAATATTTTGAAACTACACACTTTTGGAGTAATCTTCCAGTATATAAAGATGGGAATGCTGAAAGATTGATTAAAGTAATCAAGAATAATCGTGTTATGATTCTTGAGTCTGGAACTGGAAGCGGTAAAACAGTGCTTATTCCCAAGTACTGTTTGCATGTTCTTGATTATAAAGGAAAAGTAATGGTTACGGTTCCAAAACAAGTAAATGCTAAATCATCTGCTGTTAGAGACGCTAAATGGATGGATGTAATTCTTGGAGAAGAAGTTGGATATAAATATCGAGGAGCTCATTTAAATGAACAAGAAGCTCTTGAAAAAGGAGGCGACGCTAGTCCTGAAAGTCCTAGTACAAAACTCCTTTTTGCTACCGGAGGTTCGTTAGTTTCAATCTTGAGTAGGGATCAAAAATTATCAGAATATGATATTGTAGTGATTGACGAGGCTCATGAAAGAAGTGTTGAAATTGATGAATCTTTACTCTATATGAGAAGGGCTCTTCGCCTCAATAGTAAGTTAAAATTGATAGTGATGAGTGCTACTCTTCCGAACAGTGCTACTTTTTTAGAATATTTTGGTGATTTCAATCCTGCCCATGAACAATTTTCAGGAGCTCCTAACAAACATGTGGATATTCATTATCTTGGGAAGGGCATTAAATTAAAAACCGCAGATGAAATAGGTGCTGAAGCTTTAAGAATTATTTTTGAGGAAATCGTTAATAAAAATGAAACAGGGGATATTCTGGTTTTTGTCAATAGCAAACCTCAAGGAGAAACTCTTCAAAGGATAGTTCAAAATAGATATCCAAATATTTTTACCACTGTTTTAGCCAGAGGAACTTCACAAGAACAAGAAAATTATGCAACAGAAGAATATGATTATAAGGAATATAAACGAGGGAGACCAAAAGATGGATGGGTTAGGAAAATAATATTTGCTACTAATGTAGCTGAATCTTCCATGACTTTTAAAGGTTTAAAATACGTGATTGATTCTGGAACTGAGTTAAAGGCTTATTATAATGCTGAAAAACAACAAAGTATTCTCAAAAATCAGATGATCACTCGGGCTCAGGCCGATCAAAGAAAAGGTCGGGTTGGTAGAAATTTCCCAGGTGTCTGTTATCGTCTATATACTGAAAAAGATTTTGAAAAGATGAAAGAAAAACCAGAAACAACTATTGTTGACGCAGACATGACTTATAATTTTCTTAAATATCTCACATCACCAGAAATTAAAGGATCACTTCTTAAGATGGTACAATTCGTACAAGAATTAATAGAGCCTCCCCCACTTGACAATATTCAACTTTCGATTAGAAATATGATTTCTCTTTCTTTAATTCCTGAACTTTCAAAATCTGCTGTCTTAACTCAAGAAGGAAAATTAGTATCTGAGATTTCATTCTCAGGGAAACTTCCGGATATTTATATCGGGAAAGCTATTTTAGCTGGGAGATATTATGGGTGTGAGAAGAAGGTAATTATTCTAAGTGCCATAAGAACAGTTATTACCAGGGGTATTCAAGACTTATTTTTTAGTAAAACCAAAGATCCTAGATTTAAAGAAGTTCTTAAAGAATATCATCATTCATATGGAGATTTATTTTCATTTTATAAAGTTTATATTCAATATCATAAACATAGTTTGAGAATGGATCGAAGAGAGTTAGAAACCTGGGCTAAGGGAGAATTTTTAAATTTAAATGTTTTAGAAAGAATTCAAGAAACTGCTAAAACTACTTATAATGGTATTAGAAATATTTTGGAGAAAGTTGAGATTTTAGAGGATTATCCTTTCAAAAATGACGATGAAGCATCTCTTTTTTCTTTAATCAAAGGGTATTTTTTTAATATTGTTAAACTTGATAAGAAAAGTGGAAAGAAAATTACATACACCAACTTTTATCCTCCTATCAAAACCACAGCGTCATATGATACTCGAGGAAATTCCTTTTTAAGCCTTGGAAAACCTCCCAAATATATGTTTTATATTTCTAATCATTCTATGAATGGCAACGTAACATTTATGATCTGCAATGTTTGTCCTGAGGATTTAATAAAAGTTCTTCGACCAGAAGAATTGTTATTTTTGAACGGAATTAAATTCTAAACTCTATTACTCTATTAATTTTTCAAATCTTCTTCTTATTATTCTCTGGCCAATTGGATGGGTAGGATCAACGCAGATATTTCTCCATCTATTTTGAATAAGAAATGTAGCCATGTATTTTCTACCGTATTCTACTTCCAGAGAGTTGTATAAAATTTCAGAAAGATAATACCAATCCCAATTTTTATCCAAATTAGTTTGAACTATTTCCCAGGTGGCTACGCTACTATTTTCAGAAAGACCATACCAAGACCAAGGTTTATCTAAATTAGCTTGAACTATTTCCCAGGTAATATTTGGATTTCTAGAAAGCAAACTCCAAGACCAATTTTTATCCAAATTATCTTGAACTATTTCCCAGGTAGCTACGTTTGTATTAGCAGAAAGCAAACACCAATTCCAGCACTTATCCAAATTAGCTTGAACTATTTCCCAGGTAATGTTAGGATTCGTAGAAATAAAATCCCAATCCCAATCTTTATCCAAATTAGCTTGAATTATTTCCCAGGTAATATTAGGATTTTCAGAAAAATAATACAAATCCCAGTCTTTATCGAAATTAGCCTGAACTATTTCCCAGGTAATATTAGGATTTCTAGAAAGAAAACTCCAATTCCAGCGCTTATTCAAATTAGCTTGAACTATTTCCCAGGTAATATTACGATTACCAGAAAGATAACTCCAATTCCAATTTTTATCCAAATTAGCTTGAACTATTTCCCAGGTAATGTTAGGATTCATAGAAAGAAAATGCCAATCCCACGGAACATGCTGGTTACGGGGTTTATCCAGATTAGCTTGAACTATTTCCCAGGTAATATTAGGATTCGCAGAAAGCCAACTCCCATTCCAGGGTTTATCCAAATTAGCTTGAATTATTTCCCAGGTAGCTACGTTAGGATTATCAGAAAGATAATTCCAATTCCAATTTTTATCCAAATTAGCTTGAACTATTTCCCAGGTAATATTGGGATTATCAGAAATCCAACTCCAATTCCAGTCTTTATCCAAATTAGCTTGAACTATTTCCCAGGTAATATTAGGATTCCCAGAAAGAAAACTCCAATTCCAATTTTTATCCAAATTAGCTTGAACTATTTCCCAGGTAACTATATGAGAAAAATTATGGATTTGATCATCTGAGATAAATGGAAATATTTTTGTTATTCTTTTTTTAAATTCTTTTTCTACAGAGTTGTCAAAATATTTAATTTCCTTTTTTTTCTTTTTACTATTCACATTTCTCACATTTCTCACATTTCTCGTATTTCTCATATTTCCAAGTAACAATATTATTTAGAAATCATTTTTAACCATCTTCTTCGGAAGTGGTTTTACCCTGTTTAAAATCTAGGCGGAACATAAACTCTGTTACTGGGAACTTTCATTTTGTCTACATTTTCTGAAACCCGATGTGTGGTTGGTGCACTTTCCTTGAGAGAATAAAGAGCTATACAGAAGTAAATTAAAAGCAATCCAAAAACTATAGTTGTAAAAATAAAAATACTACTCTGATCAGACATTTTTAATATATGTATGTATTAAAAATAGATAAATAAACTGATACCACTCGGCGTGCCAGCGGTATCAGTACCACTCGTTAACAGCCGAAAAGTGTGTCAAAATCTTATCATCTTCTAACACAAATTGATATGTTGCCCTGACTTTTCTTCCATCGTCGAATGAAAAATCATACTTACCAGATACAAAAACTAAGTTATTTTTCTCAAATATAATTGGATTTTTATCAAATTTAACATCATTTACATCTTTGAAAAATTTCTCAAAATATTTCTGAATAAGTTCATGACCAATAACTGGTTTTTTAGCAAAGGATCCTTTGAGAACTGCTTTTTTGTGATATAAGTTAGAGATACAGTCTAATCTTTTAGACAACTTCTAAATTCCTTCCTCACAAATATCACAACTCGGGGTATGCTCATTTCTTTTAAAATAAAAACATTTAATTAATAAGTTTCTCAAATCTTTTTCTTATTACTTCTGACTCTAGACATTATTAAAATAATTATGATTATATCTGAAGATAGAAAAATGAAAATAGTATTATCTTGTTTATCTATTTTAGAAAATCCATCTAGTTTAGATGATATTGTATTATCTATCACTACTCTAGTGAAATTAGATATTCGTCAACATCTATCTCTCCGATATTATATCTTCCAACATATTGAAATTTAGAAGAAAGAATAGAATTCATTTTATTATTATTAACATGAGCTTGAGCAAAAATATGATTTAACTTGGGTTTACAATATCTGATTCTTTTTTTAAGAAGATTGAGAGAGATCGAAAAATATCCATTTCCTTGAAAAAGAGGATCGATTAAAACAGTCATTGAAAATTTTTTATCTCGTCTAGATATTCCAATTAAACCAATTTTAGTAATTTTATTATGATCAATAGATGGACAAATTTCAATAACGTAATAAAAACTGGTTCTTATATCAGGAAATAATTTTTGATTATCGATAGATTTATTTATGAATTTATTAATCTTCTCGTCGCTCCATTTTTTACCATCTCTTATGTGTTGATAAACTCTAATATCATTGGTAATATTTTTCAAAAACTCAAAATCACTTTGATTTAGATCTGATCTTATTCTGATATCCATTGTGAGACATTACTTTTGATTAAATTTTTATTTTTGGTCAACGAATCTTTTTCTAATTATTTTATTACCAATTTTATGAGTAGGATCGACACAAATATTTCTCCATCTATTTTGAATAAGGAATGTAGCCATGTATTTTCTACCATATTCTACTTCTAAAGAGGT